TCTCCTTAATTATTTAGTGCCATGGCAACCACATCAGGTGTGTTGTCATCGTTGCTATTGTGTTGCTTGTTTGCAAATGTATTGTTGGCTGGAACTTGTTTCTGCTCTTTTTGAGAAGCAACAAACTTGTCAAAACCTTCAGCGTTCTCTTTGCAGTAAGTCAATGCCCACTCTTTTTGTTCAGGGGTGATTTTTTTAGCAGCAATAGCACGTTCAACTTTTTGTGTTGCTAGCTCCTCTTTGAGTGCAACATTTTCAGCTTCTAGTTGTGCTTGTGCATCGCTATTGGCATCTTTTGGTTTTTTGTCATCCATAAAGTTCTCCTTTGGCTTGGTTTGTTTTTTGTTGGCTTTTACTTCGCCCAGTTCATCCATGAAAGGGGTGTTAGTAAGAGCCACTGAGTGTAGCTTTAGACCAATGTAAGCGTCTGTTTTTGGGTCACGAGAGTTAAAGGCATAGACAGGAGAAAGGTATTTGTACTCTCCCTCTTTAATGTGCTTTGTCGCTTTTGATGTCCAAGTAACTGTCCCTAAAAGCTCATTGTCCTTAACTTCAAGTTTAGAAATCCATCCAGCAGCTGGAGCTTGACCTCCGTAGAGTGTTTGATGTTCATAGTCAATCACCACATCTGTCTTTTGAGCTTCTGCATTTGCTCTCATGTTCTCTAGGTCATCGGCTGTAATTTTGAAAGAACCCATGTCATGCCCATGCCATTCTCCTACAACTGCTACAACTACTACAACTTCTTTCTCTTTCCCTTTGGGTTCTTTGAGTGGGAAAAGTGTTTGCAATAATAAGTGTTCCATTAATCCTCCTAACTGTTAGAATATAAAGTAGCCTTAAAGCTACGCTTGTAAATGGTTAAATAACCATGCTCGGTAATGCCGTCAAACATTTTTTTAAGAGAGACAAGTTCGACAGGGTTGCTTTCAAAAAAGCTTTTAGCCTCTAGCTCCTTGTCAACTCTCTCCATGAAGTCCAACAGTTCGCTTTGGCTTTTTTGTCTGTAAAGCTCTGCTTTGTTTGAGGTGACACCTAAAAAGTATAAGTTCCAATTTGTAGTTTTGTGCGTAAAGTCACCAACTTCATCGCCTATGAAGTCTATAAACATCATAGGTGTAGTTTTTGTTACTAGCTCTAGCTCTTCAGGGTCGTCAAACTCTCCTAGATAGATTTGCGTTGTTGCAAATGTATTTAGAAACGATTTTAGCTCTTCTTGAAACTCCTTAACCATCTCTTATCCTCATGTGACTCTTCTTGTGTTGAATTTTAAAGTGTAATTGAAACATATAAAAGGAATTAAAATCTATAAATAAGTTTTTCACAAGTTTCTCTCTAAAACTCTTTTGTAGATTGTTGTTCCTGTTATGGCGTACAATCTCACATTATTTTAAAACCGTACAGGAGAACATGATGGCTGGATTAATAGATTTTTCATTAGGTGATGTGGGTTCTTTGTTTACAGGAATCCGTGAAGCCATTACAGGTGAAGCCATAGAAGACCCAAACAGAAAAGCAGAGTTGCTTTATGACATGAAGCTCTTAGAACAAGAGATGCTTCGTGGACAGATGGCGATTAACAAAACAGAGGCACAACATAAGAGCATCTTTGTGGCAGGTTGGAGACCGTTTATTGGTTGGGCAGGTGGTTTTGCCATTGCTTACAACTACATAGCACAGCCATTTATCTACACCATTTTAATGGCAAATGAGATTGACATTCCCATGCCTGTGTTAGACATTGGAACACTAATGACACTCATTACAGGGATGTTAGGTTTTGGTGCATTGAGAAGTTTCGACAAAACAAAGGGGGTGAGTAATGGGGTTTAATGAAAGAGTAGTAAAGCTTGAGGGGAGAGTTGAGACACATGAAGAGCGTATCGACAAACTTGAGACGAAAACCGACAACATGCATTATGACCTCCAAGAGCTCAAAAATCTACTCCACAGCATTAAGTGGTGGCTCTATGGCATTGGCACTTTTTACATTGTCTCTGAAGTGGGACTAACCGTAGCTTTAAAAAAATATTTTGGGATTTAACATGGGACTAACACTTAGCGAACTTTGGCGAAAAGTACAAAACATGACAGCCACGGCTACGGTAGTTGCTACCAAAGCCAAAGATGGTAAAGCAATGGTAAAAGTAGCCTATGACGATGAGACAAAAAGTGACTGGTTACCTGTTATGGGTAGAAACAACTCTTTACTTAAGATTTGGATGCCACCTCTAGTAGGTGAACAGGTAACCGTGCTTAGAGTCTTTGGCAATGCTGACGCTGGAGTTGTTCTTCCTAGCATTTTTAACAAAAACTCAAAAGAGCCTGAGGGTGCAAATGAGACCAATATCATTGTGGAGTTCAAAGATGGTGCAAGATTTGAGTATGACACAAAAACCAAAGAGCTAAAGGTAACAGCAGAAGAGATTAACCTTGTCTGTAAAAACTTAACCGTAGAGGGTGATGCACAGTTTAAAGCCAATGTAGATATTTCAGAAGCCTTAAATGTTGGTGGTGACATCAGTAACGACGGAAGCATTGAGACAGCTGGAACAGTGACAGACACGATGGGTGACTTGACAAACTTCAAAACTTCTAACAAAGGAGTAAGAGCATAATGGCAACACTAGCCCAAAGAGCAGCACGGATTTTAGAGACCCCTTTAGGCTCTAGGGTCATGCTTCCTAACTTTGGAAGTAAGCTCTTTGAGTTGGTGGATAAAGTTGTTAATGAGGAGTATAAGATTCGCTTCATAGCCTACACACATGAAGCCTTTTATGACTTAGAGAATGGAAAGTTATGGGACAAGGAGTTAGAGCCTAAACAGGTTCTTTTTAACAGCGTTGATGACAAAGAGTTGAAGTCAACCCTTATATTTACCACAGGAGAGGAGCTAAACTATGGAAATTAACCTAACAACATTGCCAAACTTAAGCGTCATAACTGAACTCTCTTATGATAAGTATAAACAGAAACTCATGGAACGACTAACCCCTCTTTTGCCTGAGTCTGTTACTTATGAAACAAGTGATGAGTCAATGCTGAGTGAAGCGTTGGCATATGTGCTTACGCATGAAGAGGCAAAGCTTAATGAACGCTTCAAGGCACTCATGCCCATCTATGCAAAAGGTGATGACCTAGATGTAGCCTGTATGAACAACTACGGAACAGTTCGACTAGAGGGTGAGAGTGATGATGCGTTTTTAAAACGCTCTATCTACTCGTTACAGCAGAGCAACACAGCTGGTTCTGAGTGGAGCTACTACTACCACACCTACAGCGTGAACCCTCACATTGTCAGTGCAAAGGCGTTTAGAAGTAACGCAGGTGAAGTGACCATTGTCTTTTATGCTCTTTTTACCCAAGAGGAGCTAAAAGCACTGCTTAAGATAGAAGACGAGGTATTAACTGATGAACAAAAAACCTTAATAGAGGTCTTAAGAGCTGAACTTACAAACACCATTAAAAGAGCTGTTAAAGCACGTTTAAACGAAGATAAAATCAGACCTCTAAACGAACTGCAAGTGGTAAAAAGTGCAACGGTCATTCCCTACACCATTGATGCAACCATTAAAACAAAGCTTAATGTCAACGGTGACATAGCCAAAGCTGAAGCCTTAAAGAGGGTTCAGACTTTTGTAGAGACCTTGAAGATTGGTGAAGAGATAAAAACTTCTAAAATTATCGCACTACTTCATGCCGAGGGGGTGGGAGAGGTTATCTTAAACGCTCCTAGCTCTAACATTATCGTCAACAACGAGAGTGTGGCTGTTTGTGATGAAGTGACTTTAAGACAAGAGGTAGAAGAGGATGAATAAAAACACAACACTCCTACCACCCAACGAGTCAGCATTTTTAAAAGCCAAGGAGTTGGCTTACCGAAGTGCCATTAACGACAACAGCTCTGCGTTGGTGCTTGACCCCATGAGTTGCGATGAGAAGCTTTTGCCCCATTTGGCACAAGTGGTGCAAGTACTCTACTGGTCAGAACTGCTAACAGTAGAAGAGAAACGGCTTTTAATTGCTAACTCAAAAATGCTACACAAGCATTTAGGAACACCGTTTGCCATTAAAAAAGTGTTTGAATTGCTTAACAGAGAAGCAGAGCTGGTGGAGTGGTTCGAGAGTGAAGAGCTAGAGCCGTACCACTTTAAAGTGAAACTTTTTGACAGAGATTTTAAAGGTTACTCTAAAGAGCATATTGAGATATTTGAACTGATGCTTGAGACATACAAGAATGTTAGAAGCGTACTCGATGAGATAGCATTCTATGAAGAGCAGGAGCTAAAAATCTTTAGCTCTGTATTCTTAGCAACTGGTGAAGCCATTACGCTTCTACCTGAAACTAAAGATTTTAACTTAGATGCGAACTTACCCAACAAAGCGTTTTTTGCATTAGAGATAATGGAAACCATAACTTACAAAGGAGTAGCCTAAATGGATGGAATGATTTTAACCAAAGTCGGTAGAGACAAGATAAACCTAAAAATAGGAACCGACAATCCACAAGTAGAGTGGAAACACATTGCCTTCGGGAACGGAAGTGGGACTGAACCCACTTTCACCGAAGAGGCAACAACGCTGCTAAACGAGGTCTACCGAGCTGAGGTACTCAGCATAACTAGAGATGCGACCAACGCTGCTTGGGTCTACTTTGAGACTGTGATTCCTGCAGATGTTGGTGATTTTTATGTAAGAGAGATTGGAATCTACGATGCAGAGGGTGACTTGGTAGCTGTTGGTTCTTTTCCTACTTCTTACAAACCTATCTTTACAGGTACAGGTGTGACAAAAACTATTCATTCTAAGATTGGGGTGCAGATAGAGAACTCTGAGGGGGTTACTTTTGTTATTGACCCTAGTGTAGTGATGGCTTCGCAAGAGTGGGTGAATGCTAACTTTGCACCCTTAAGCTTAGTAGAGAGCATTACCGATACTTTAGAATCAGAGAAGATTGTTTCTAAGATTATTACTGAAAATTATGTCGCAAACAACAGAGATGACCTAAAAGTAGATACTACAAATGAAGCAATAGAGATTACGTTACCTGCACCGACTGCAAATGCAAAGATTTGGATAACAGATTTAAAATCTAATTTTGCAGTAAATAAAGTTGTCATTTTACGAAATGGTGCGACTATTATGGGATTTGATAAAGACACCGAAGCGAAAAAAAACAATTTGTCATTCATGCTTGAATGTGTGAAAATTTCTGAAAATAATTTTG